CACATACGATCTTGGAAGTCTAGGTGGGCCTCAATGTCCTTCTGGTAATTACGCCCGTGGAAGGATGCCTTTCCTTTGTCGAATGAGGACATGGACGCTAGGTCCGCAGTGTCTCCCATGTTGATGACAACCTCTGGCTTGAGGTCCAAGATCAGCTTACCCAACCAATCAGCCCGTGCGTTAGAGTAGTCAGGGTGGGCGTGGGGGTCGCCAATGACGAGGTGAGTTTTCATGGTGGTTAGTGATCCCCTGTGTCGTTAGCTAGGATGATGGGTTCGATACTCTTAGTGAAGTGGTGCTTGAAAGCGTAAGCTTCGTCGAAGGTGTCGAAGTAGACTTCAATCTCCGTAAGCTCTCCATCTTCTTCCGCAAGGCAAAGCATCCAGACTTCATCCTCGTCGTCGCTCTCGAACGGACCCTCAATGATCCGGTGGACTTTTACTTCGTTAGCCATTCTAACGGTATCTCCTTGTCGGCGTAGAGGAAGCCGTGTTTGATGCACCATGCAGCGTAAGTAGTCTTAGACGCTTTACTTAGCTTAGCCTTACTATTAGAGAAGACAAAGCGAATGTCAAGCTCTGGATACTGCTTACGGATCAGAAGATGTTTCTTTCGGTCTGCAGCTACGAACCTACCCTTGGTTTCAATGACGACACCATTCGGTAAGATAAAGTCTGGGGTGTACGTTCTGTCCTCCTCTACCCTGTACTTGATCTTTGTCGTCTCGTACTCAGCCCTTACGCCTAGCTTCTTAAGCTGATCCGCTACGGTTTCCTCAAGGCCAGAACGATAGCCAGCCTTGAGTGCTTTCTGCCTTATCTTTGATTTGGCGGGTACCATACGTCTTCCTCTTTGCGTCGTAGCCACAGGAGACGGGCGTTAGTGAGTACACGTTCCTCGTCGTTGTCGTAAGCACCTAGAACCTTGTCGTACAACTCTTGCTCCGTAGTGCATTCCGACAAGAGACGTTTAGCCTTCACAGGTCCGATACCGTGGATGCCTTCGATGTTGTCCGCTCTGTCACCCATAACGATCTGGGAGTAGAAGAACATGGTACCCTCGAACTCACCTACGGATGTCCACTCACCTTTGTTCGGGTTGTAGTGACGACAGGGGATTTGTTTGAAGTCCTTATCTGTCGACACAATGGTGCAGTCGTAGGCAAGCTCTGTGGCTCGAATAGCAATCAGATCATCAGCCTCTTGGCCCTTACTGACGACAGCATCCCACGCCTCAACAAGATGTTCACGTACGAGACCTAGGTGTTCAGGACGTGGTGTATCCTTACGGTTAGCCTTGTACGTAGGGGATAGATCGTAGCGGAAGTTTCCCTTACCCGTGAGGAACACCTCCAACTCTTCCCCTCTTTTCGTTGTGTCGAAGGCAATGTTGTCCATCAGTTCGTCAGCTTTCTCTTTAGCTGTCTCTGCTGTCTCACCTTCGGTAGAGTAAGCTGCCCTGTACGCTACGATATCCCCATCTACCAGAACCCTCACTTGATATCACCTTGGTTCCAGTAGTCCCACCCCGGTGTATCCTGAGGCACATCCTTGTGGGTCCACTCGGGGATATGCTCCATCTGGTAGTCCCCTGAGAAGTAGATGTAAGCACGGACCATACTGTCTAGGTCTTCCCAGTGCTCATCAAGGTCTTCCCGTAGAGCCTTAGGCAATCCACCTTGCGTACGGTTACGAAACTCAAGGGCGTCGATAGAGAGGCGAAGCCCAAGGATAGTCTCACGGATACGGTAGGTGACTAGGTTGTCGACAAAATCACTCAGGAGAAATTCGTCGAACAGGTCGTAGACATCTTGGTTCATGCTTTTAGCTCCTTGATAAGTTCAGGTAGGTCACGGAAGACAGGTACTGGAATGTGCTCAGGGTCCGTGTAACAACCCAAATGTTCTACCCAAACCTTGATGGCCTCTAGCTTAGTGATTGCTTTGGTGAGTGCGTCATAAGATTCTTCGAACAAGTGTCCCTCTGGCTTGTACTCATCCTCAGGGTAGATTTTCTCCCAATCCTTAAGTCGTGTAAGCAGATCAGCCATGATGAACCAGAGCCTTCCATGAAACAGGGTACAACTCACCCATTACTTTGTCGATCTGTTGTGCTACCAACCGTGTCTCGTACTGAGTGTCTTCCTTGAGACGTAGGTTGCACATGTTAGCGAAGGCATCCATCGAACCTGACCAGTACCATTCGGTGTACATCGACTGAGGCAGAACCATACGAGCCATTTCAGGGGCGACACCAGCTTCAAGGAGTGTTTCATACTCGTATAGGGCTGACTTATAGAACTCGTGCGGTACAAGGTAAGGTAACTTAACTTCACCCGCAGAGCCTTGCTTCTTGTCCTTAGCCCTACCACGCCACACGTCAGGTAAATAGAACTCAGGTTCACTATCGACATAACGACGACTGATCTCGTTCATACGCAGGTACTCATGCTTGACCAGTTGTCGGGCTACGAAGATAGGTGCCTTGATGTGGAAGGATGCGAAGCAGTGGCCGAAGGGTGAGTAGTGTCCGTGGTTAGCGAGGTAGTGGATCAGCTTGGTGTCCGCTTCATTAGGGACGAAAACAGGCTTTGCCAGCTTGTCACCATAAGCAACCCAAGAAAGTACACCCTCACTCTTCTTACCGAAGCTGACCCGTGCTGCGTTGACGACAGACAGATCACTTCCCATGTGGTCGATATACGTAGCAGTAATCATTAGGTGGTCTCCTCTGTATCCTCTAGGTTGTAGGTGTATCGACCAGTCAGTCTCTCTCCCTTACTAATCTCAGCATTATCCAAGGCATCAGCCCCAGTAGCACCATAAGACTCTCTCCAGAACTTAACGGGTATTTCCACCTCTACCCAGATTGTAGTTTCTGCGCCCATTACGTTCTCCTTGAGGGTTAGGGGGAACTTTCGCTCCCCCTTAGTTTGATTACCAGCCGATAGCGCCAGAGGCTTCGAACTGCACCAACTCAAGGACGCCTACCTTCTCAAGGCGCACAGAGGCAGTGGAACCTTCTCCGTAGATGCTGATCTGAACGGCAACCTTAGTGCCATTCCCAAGCTCACCGTCAATGTCCATGTCCCAAGCCTTGTCGGTCTTGCCGTGGGTAACCACAGGAGCACCGCCGAAGTCTTCGATCTTAGCGTGAACGTTAGGGCGCTTGAGCTTCATGCCCTTACGACCACCTGCAGCTTCGATCTCACGGACCATAGGGTTACCCATAGACTTCTGAGGGAAACCAAGCTTGAGCATCTTCTGCAATTCTTCTTCGTCCTTCGGAACGAACATGCAGTTGTACTGGCCTTCCGTGGCCTTGTGGTATTCACTGTCGTCCATGTTACCGGGGAACACACGCGCCCAGTAGATTTCACCTTCGAACACACCAATTTTCGTCTTACCCATTTGTCGTCTCCTTTAGTGGGTGTCAAACCAATTGCGACCGATATCAGTCGATCCTGCGAGAGGACACAGTATACTGAGTTTTACCCCGGTGTCAACAATGGACTGACGTTGGATGGAACCCAGTAACTCTGCCTGCTCCTTGTCTCCGTACACTTCCGTCTGCCATTCATCGTGCGGCCACGTGACTAGCTTGAACTTAATCCCTGCTTCTCTTGCGGAGTTTGTCCAGCTAAGCGCCGCATGTTTCATGACGACAGCCTCACCATTCTGTAGCAACCCTGCAAGTGTCTTGTGTTCGTTAGGAACCTTGACCTTGCGTCCGTCCAAGCCCTTGAACCAACCCATCTCTGCGATGTGAGGGATCACTTGCTTCTTTAGACGACTCAGACCGTTGATACTCTCCATGAAGTTTTCGACAGCCTGACCCGCTTCCTTAGCACTGACCTTGAGAATCTGCCCCACCTTGTCGTTACCTGCCCCGAGGAGGAAGGCGTAGATAAAGGTCTTGGCCATATCCCTAGTCACATGCGACATACCCAAAGCCCGTTTGTTCAGGTTATGGATATCTGTCTCATCTTCCTTACGTCCACTGACGATAGCGTGAATGTACTCCTCAGACTTCATCAGGTGGGCAAGGAT